CGGCTCCGGCTGGTCGGGGACCTTTGAGGGCTTCAAGGATGGTATACCTCAGACAATCGGGGCATCCATAACCTTGAAACTCTACGAGGTAGCCGCAGGCGCGTTCTGGACAGGGACAGCTTTTATCACTGGTATCTCGGCGGGCGCTGCCGTTGATGGAATCGTCTCGTATTCATATACATTTACTGGCACAGGCGCATTGACCGTACCGATTGCATAAGGTGGTGAAGTATGAGTCATTTAGCAGGTAAGAATGGATCGGTATACACAGGCGCAACGGTAATTGATGACTGCGAGGATGTCTGGGTGCAAGGCACAGCGGATACTTCCGTCAGCACCGTGGCCGGCAAGGTCGGGACAAACTGCGTAAGAGGCACAACGGTAAGTGTCGGGGCAACAACTTTGCTGATGTACGAGGATATCTCATCAAAAGACATAACGGCTTATGACGGAATTTACTTCTGGTTCAGGTCAAGCGTCAACGCGGCAGCGGGTGACTTGCAGTTCTTGATTGACGAAGGCACCGGGGCCGCCGCGCCGGAAGAGAGCATCAACTTGCCACCTCTCGTCGCGGCCACATGGCGCAGGTGCTTTTGTAAAATGGTAGCACCGACAGCATTGAACGCTGTGTTATCCGTTGGCATAAAGCAGATCACTAACCTGGCCGACGGGACGTTTGACATTGACGACGTTGAGGCCATTGCAGAGGTTGACGGGGTTAAATCATGGACAATCGACTATACAGCAGATACATTGGAGACAACTGACTTCGGCAGCGCCGGGGTAAAGGAATACATCATCGCAGGATCCGGCTGGAGTGGAACCTTTGAAGGATTGAAAGATGGCGTACCTTTGGGTATAGGTTCACAGGTTCTATTGGTTTTGGGTGAGTCTGATACCGTTGGTAATAACTGGATAGGCGATGCCTTTATAACAGGCGTGAGTCCGTCCGTGGCGCATGATGGCGTAGTTTCGTACGCATACACTTTCCAGGGATCGGGAGCCTTAGAGGTTGCCGCAGCTTAACGGCGAAATAGGGACTTTAATCCAGGACGGTAAACAACTCGGCGGCTTCATGGACTGGACAATAGAACTCAGGCTAAACAGCATCAACAAGGCCGAGGGCAGGGTTTATCAGAAGGTTATGACGAAAGCTACGGCCTCTAAGCATTGGCTATTGTCAGCGCCCACAGACAGCGAAATAACAGCTAATTATTATCTACTGCGCGGGGATACGCTGGCCCTGGTCAATTCGCAAACAGTAGAACATATCACGGGGCCGGTCAATAAAATGCTCGGCCCTTTGGAGATGGTATGGATGAACTAATCGTTTACCTTTGCTTTACTCTCCACTGGACATATCCACAGGCTTATAATTTCGTACACAAGACACCCCTCAAAATAGTGAGGGCCTTCGTCATGGAACTGGAATACTTGAAGTCGGTAGAAGATTACCGCATAGCATCAAACTCAGCTCTTATTATTGCAACCTGGGCCAATGCTCAAAAGAAAGGGAATCATTACCAGACTAAGGACTTCGTCGGTAAACCACCACAGCGTAAAGGTGCGCCGGATAATCTCAAGAAGGCAATCGAAAAGGCAAATATAAAACTCCCGGAGAAATGATGATTATTAAACTTGACAAAGATTATGAGTTTAACGGGGCCTCAATGGATGACCTGTGCAACATCGAGGATGAGCTGGGATGCTCAATCTCTGGACTACCTGAAAGGTTGCAGGAAAAACAGTTAAGCACGATACGCTCTATTCTGTACGCCTTACTAAAAGACAGGTACCCGGTCACTAAAAAGGCCATCGGGAAAAGCCTCACGGTAGAAAACCTTAAAACACTCGCTGACCAAATACTTGAAATTCTGAAGGATGCTATAAATGGCTGATACCCTTGCAGAATTGGCCGTCAAGATAACGGCTGATACCGCCGGACTTAATGAAGGGCTAACCGGTGTTAAAGAGAAGCTCTCCTCTTTTGGCGGGATAGCTAAGACGGCGGGCATTGCCATTGCCGGGCTGGGTATCGCCGCCGTAGGCGCGGGCGTGGCCGCCGTGTCGTCTTTCGCGGGAACTGCGGATGCCCTTGACGAGATGTCCCAGCGGACAGGGGTCGGCACAACTGCCTTGCAGGAATTTCAGTACGCGGCCAAATTGACCGGCTCCAGTTTGGAAGGGGTAGAGGGCGCCATCAAAAAGATGCAGGTCAATATCTCACTCGGCAGTAAAGCCGTGGAAACGCTCGGCGTTGACCTCTCTGCATTGCAGGACATGACCCCTGAGGAACAGTTTGCCAAGATAGCCGATATGATATCCGCAATTCAGGACCCGGCGGAACGGGCGGCCCTGGCTGTCAAGGTATTTGGTAAGTCGGGAACTGATTTGCTCCCCATGATGCTCGGCGGAGCCGCCGGGTTAAAGTCGATGGCAGACGAGGCCAATGCACTCGGCATCATTATGAGTGAGAAGGCGGTAAAAAGTGGCGGCGAATTTAAGGACGGACTGGATAAACTTGAAATGGCACTGGGTGGAGTTGTAAACCAGATAGGCGCGGCGCTGATACCCGTTATCACCCCGCTTATACCTTTATTTGAGGAGCTTATCAAAACCCTGCCGCTTGAAGAATTTGGGGAACTCTTGAGAGAACTTCTGCCGCCGATAGTGCAGTTATTCGCTAAACTTATGAAGGCCATCCCCATTGACATAGTTATTAAATTCGTTTCAGCGGCGCTTGTGCCTTTGCTAAATGTACTTGAGGCTATCTTGCCCGTACTGGAACCTATTTTGTACCTCGTGGGGCAACTGTTGGAACTCCTGACCCCTGTGTTAAACGTACTTGGCCAGGTGTTGAGTTTCGTATTTCAGATATTGGGATCGGGTATTACCAGCGTACTAAGTGAACTTGCCGGGTTATTCGGCGGCCAGAGAGTAGATTTTGATATGCCATCCTTTGCCTCAGGCGGCATTGTCCCAGGCACCGGGCCACAACTTGCAATGGTTCACGGCGGGGAGACAATCATACCGGCAGGTGGAGGCGGAGCGCAGACAATCCAACTATTTATTGATGGTGAGCAAGTATCTAACGTGGTGGAAAAGAGACTTTATGACCGGCTCCGCTATCAGGAAATCCAATCTTATTAGGAGGCAATATGGATAACGTTCAACTAATGAAAGACAAGTTAGCACTCAAGGATGCTAAAAAGGCGGGGAAAATAACCTCGGCAGAATACGAAAAACAACTCTCCAGCATCCGTGATAAACAACTGAAAATAAATGCGGATTATTCGGCGCAACTGGCCGCCAAGGAAGCCAACAGAAAAAAGAAGCCAACCGATCAAATTGTACCTATCACAACAAAAAATACAGGGGGTAAAAAATAATGGCTCTAAATGCACTTTACGGTAAAGGCCGGCAAGGATTCCTGGGAGGTACTATCGATTGGGACACTGACGATATTAAAGTCCTGTTGATAGATTCCACTGATTACACTGTCAGCATTGACGTTGACCAGTATTGCAACACAGACACGATTCCCGCAGCTGCGCGCGTAACTAACGGCCTGAGTGCTAACCTCGGCACAAAGTCTGTCACGCTGGGCGTTGCAGATGCCGCGAATATTACACTTAGTTCTGTATCGGGCGAAGCCTGCGAGGCCATTGTTATCTTCAAAGACGGTGGCGGTGGCGGTGTTACCGCATCCGGAACGGCAGACCTTTTAATCGCATACATCGACACGGCAACCGGCTTACCGATCACCCCCAACGGCGGCGATATCACCATAGCCTGGGATGACGGGGCTAACAAAATTTTCAAACTGTAGGATTAAGGTATGTTCAATGCGTCACTTTACAACTCTGCATATTATAACGAGGAGACCGTCATTGTACAGCCGCCCGTTATGGCTGCAGGAATCGTATCGAGTGAGGCATTCGGCACACCTGTAATCACGGGTCCTGCAATCTCCGTTGGCATCGCCAGCGCGGAAGCCTTCGGCACCGCTAAGTTAAACTTTATTATCTATCCTGAAGGAGCGGTGAGCGCCGAGGCATTTGGCACCGGCCTTTTAATCCCAGAACAGCTATTAGAACCATCAGGTATAGATAGCGCGGAAGCTTTCGGGACTTTTAAGTCTACCCTCTACATATCGCCCCCTGTTACAACAACAACCGTCGGCTACAACTCGGATCTCTACAATGAACAGTTGTATAATAGCGGGGCATTACCTCCCGGCTCCTATATGTCCATATTGTCCTCTGAGGCATTTGGGACGCCCACAATTACCGGACCAATAATAGCCATTGGGATATCCTCTGCGGAAGCGTTCGGGACACCTCTGCTAATACCAGAACAATTCATAATTCCCTCTGGCATAGTTTCAACAGAGACCTTTGGCACCGCTAAACTAAATTTCATCATACACCCATCGGGTATTGTTACTGCGGAATCATTTGGGACCGCGAAACTTAACTTTATAATTTATCCCACCGGCATTATTTCAGCAGAGGCGTTTGGTGCCGGGGGAGTCATTCTCTATATTCGCCCGGTTGGGATCGCTTCAAGTGAAGCGTTCGGGACAACGGTTGTTCAGTATCGGCAAATAATAGCGATCTGGATTAACGGGGTAAACGTCACAAGTACAATCCAACGGCAGGAGTTTAGCATCGAAGATCAAATTGACGGTTTAAGCACCGCCAAAGTGAAGGTTTTTTAATGGCTACGCCAGGACAGGAAATCATAATCAAAGATGACAGGATCGGAGTCAATATCTTTGGTGGGTATATTAAGGATGTATCGACCAAATTCTTGACGCCATCAGAGACCGTTGAAACTTATGGTTGTCAGGATTACACGAAACTGATTACGGACGTTGCATCAGGGGTTACGGCTGATTATTCAGCCGGTGCCTCGACAGAGAAGGCCATACTAACGGCTCTGTTTGCCGCATACTGCCCGACAGTTGCAGTGGGCGCTCATGTTATCACCGGCGCCCTGGCCGCCATCAACTTTTCAGATTCCAGTTTACAGCGGGCGATTGACGAACTCGCGGCCATCAATGATAGGAAATGGTTTGTGGATTACGATAAAGAACTCCACTACTTCACTGCAGGGGATGAACTCGCGTCGTTTGGTTTATCCGATTCCCCGAATGAATCAACAACTTTTGGATATGCCGCCCTTGAGCACACTATCGACGAAGAGTCGCTTGAACGCGTAACACTTATCACATGGCAACCCGGCCTATTCTCAGGGCAGACGGTTGGGATAACAAACGCAACATTATCATGGACAGCTAAAACATTCTTAATCACAAACGTAATAACCAGCCTTAAATCAGCGCGTAACAACGTTGCCCCCTATGCGCTGGAATACAAAATCACTTTAGGCACTATCCCAAAGCAGAGGTTTACCAACGAAGTAATACGTTCTGGCAGGGTCATAACAACGGCGCGTATCGCTGACCTGGCGGTGACGGATGCCAAAATCGAAAACCTCACGGCCTCTAAAATAACCGCCGGTAATATCACGGTTGCGGCAACTATCGGCGCGGGTGGAATTTTGCAAACGGCTGCTACAGGAGCGCGGGTAACTATCGCGCCATCAGGAATTAAACTTTACGATGCCACTACTCAGCGCGGGTTAATTTCAAATGACGGGTCAGGGTGGTTTGGGTCATCGTCTGATTTCCGCTGGACATCGGCGGGTGTGCTAAGTATTAACGGAGCTAAGATTGACAACGCGTCAATAGTTGATGCCGCGATCTCCACCTGTTCAGTAGGCAAACTCACTGCAGGAAGTTTAACGGTTGCCGCAACGTTAGGGACAGGCGGAGCCATACAATCAGCTGCATCGGGAACGCGCATTACAATCACTCCCTCTGAAATAGCAGGATACAATGGAGCTACTAAGCAATTCTACCTGCAGGCCAGTGATGGAAAGGCGTATTGTGGAGGTGGTGCGATTGTGTTGGATTCAACGGGCATTCTATTGGCCAGTGGGACAAGTGTTCTCAGACTTAAGAATGCTGCCGCCGATGCTTCCTATGGTTTTATGAATATGCCAGGCGCAAGTATTATGCAAATAGGATGCGCTCAAATACAAATTACCAATGACGATTTTACTTGGGCGGCGGATGGGGAGGATAGTATCCGTATTGGCGTAACCCCTACTAATTATATAAAAATCACAGCGGCTTATGTCGGACTTAGCGTGTATGGCTTAAAAGCATCGGCATTGATAGAGGCACAGGCTGGCGTAAACGTAGCTAAATCATCCGCCCCAGGTGGACCATCCAATGGCTGTATTTACTATAATACCACCGATAACAAACTTTATGTCTTTAAATCCGCATCGTGGCATGAAGTAATAACTGGATAAACGGAGGCCAATATGACAACTTTCCTTGTCCCAAAAAATAACGCATATTCTACCATGGCATCAGGAATAGACGACAATGATTTAGCGTTAACTGTGGCCACTGGCGAAGGTGCGCGATTCCCCACTACGTTCCCGTTCCATATCACGATTGACAGTGAAATTCTGTCCTGCACTGATAGGACGGCTGATGTGCTAACAGTTACCAGGGGCGCAGAGTCAACTACTCCTGCCGCGCATTTAACTGCTGCAACTGTAAGGCTAAATATCACAGCGGAGGCTATCAGTGAGTTAGGAACTGCGATAAATTTACGGTTACTGATATCTGAGATTGATGATTCCCCCGCTGATGGTGTAACAACGGCCCCCATCAGTTCAAACTGGGCGTATGACCATGTGGCTGCCGCCGACCCTCATACAGGCTATCTTCTGGAAAGCCTCTATGATGCAGACTCAATAGTGGCTGCTACTTCAAATGATACCCCATCCAAAATTGACCTCGCAGAGCAAACGCTTGTGGGTAGACTAACGGGCGGGCATCCGGCTGCCATTACTATTGGAATCGGGGATAACAACATCGTGCAAGTCGATGGCACGTTGGAGGACAACGACTTTGCCTATGCCACAGCTAACGGCATTGAGGGCAAGACGGCAGCGGAATCATTGACGTTGTTACTGGCCGCAACGATGGCTGAGAGCGACACGCTTAAACTGGCATCTAAGTCATCGCTGCACATACCAACATTGGCTACCACTCTCACAGATGGGCATTGGGAAGGCATTACGGTTGCAGGAGTAGTCGGAACTGCTGCGGGGCAAATACTTGGCGACTTATGTTATTTCAATCCTGCTACAAATGAATGGTTGCTTACGGATGCCGATGCGGTTGCCACTGCGTTAGGCACTCTCGGTATTTGCTTAGTAGCAGGTGCGGAAAACGATGCTTCAACATATCTGCTGTGGGGCAGAGTAAGAGCCGATGCAGCGTTCCCGACCTTCACAGCACTAACCACGTTATATATGAGTGGAACTCCCGGGGACATTACTGAAACAGCACCAACAGGTAGTAGTGGCATTATCAGAGTATTAGGATATTCGGTCAATGCCAATGAGATATTCTTCCAGCCGGACACCGGTTACGTAACACTGAAAGCATAGGAGGGTAATATGGATAATAGATTAGTTGAAGCGATAGCAACAGCGGAGATAACCGCAGACATAGGCAAATACATAAAGGATGGGAAAGACCTTGACTACGATGTAGCCATTCCATTCTACGACCAATACACGGGTGCGGAAACATCAGTCTCAAAGTCTATCTCCGCAGCGGAACTTGATGACGAGATAAAGAAAGCGCAGTTAATACTGGACAATCTCAAGGCACTTAAAGTTATCCTGACGGATAAAGATGTGCCGGTTATTGCGGACTACACGCCCAAACCTGTGGAAGAACCTATTGTGGAAGGTGAATAATGGGTACTGAGACATTGAGACCCAGCGCAACTGGTGACTCGTATCAACTTACTGGAGACCCTGCTACTGGTACTTCTTCATGGCAAAATGTTGATGATACAACAACTGACGAGGGTACATCACAGAATTATAGTAATACGGCAAACTACTTCGACCTTTATAATATATCCAATTCTGCTCTTTCTACCGAAACTATTACGAATGTTACACTGTGGGGTAACTTTTCTCGGTATAATGCTTCCGCAAATAAGGGATACCTGGGACTCAAAAGTGGCGCTACGACATATTGGGGAGATGAATTAACTTTTGAATCGGCTTATACGAATTTTAGTCGTTCTTTCGATGTTGACCCTAACGGTTCAGTAGCTTGGACTGTTTCAGCGATAAACGCTCTTCAGATTGGCGCCAAGGTTGCCGCCACAAATGGGGGATTAGGAATGAGTCAAATTTATATCATAGTTACATATACAACAGGCTGGGCAAACATCGCCAAAGTCAACGGCATAGCCTCGGCAGATATGGCAAAGGTTCTTGACGTTGCTGTGGCGAGTATAGCAAAGATATATGGAGTCGCAGTTTAGAGAGGTGTACTATGCAAAACAATCCACCGCACGACGAACGCTTGAAAGGGGGTGATAAGTGGACCAGAACGCTGTTATTGTTAGTCTTGTTGGCTCAGTTACTGTCATCGTTGGCATTGTTGCGCTTCTTGTAAAATCCTTTATTGCTGATAAACCAAAGACTAACGG